GGTGACGTTCTCGCTACCGTCGAAGCGCCTGGCCGCCGTCTCCGAGCACGCGAAGCACGACCGCCTGACGGTGCAGGACTGGTTACGGCGCGTCGTCGAGGAAAAAATCGCAATTAAATAGGCGTCTGCCCCAACGCGCCGCACGCTTAAGCCGTGTTGCAACGGGCCTACGCCCTGTTCCATGTCAAAGCCGTTGACGCTGAGAAGCGGATCATCGCTGGAATTGCCACCACCCCGGAACCCGATCGCAGTGGTGACATCATTGAACCGCTCGGGGTCACCTTCAAGAATCCGCTCCCGCTCCTGCTCTTTCACGACGCCAAGAAGCCTGTCGGCGTCGTCAAGTTCAAGAAGCCGACCGCCGACGGGATCGAGTTCGAAGCGTCGCTCCCGACCGTCTCCGATCCCGGCGTCCTCCGCGACCGGATCGACGAAGCCTGGCAGAGCATCAAAGCCGGCCTCGTCTCCGGCGTCTCCGTCGGGTTCCGCTCGATCGAAGACGCGTTTCTGAAGGACAGCGGCGGGATCCACTTCCTGAAGACGGAAGTCCTCGAGCTGTCGCTCGTCACGGTGCCGGCCAACGCCAGCGCCACGATCCACACGATCAAATCGCTCGACCTGGCCGCGTCCGGCCTCCATTCGCCCGGCGTTACGGGCCTCCCCGTTGTTCACGCGGTGAAGGCCGCGAAAGCCATGACCATCCAGGAACAGATCACCCAGTTCGAGAACACCCGCGCGGCGAAAGCCGCGGCCCGCGACGCGTTGATGACCAAGGCCGCCGAGACCGGCGCCACGCTCGACGCGGAGCAGACCGGCCAGTACGACGAGCTCGTGCTCGAGCTGAAGTCGATCGACGCGCACCTGGTGCGCCTGACCGACCTCGAGAAGGCGAACGTCGCCGCGGCCACCAAGATCACGGCCGTCGCCGGCCAGAAGGCCGCCAGCGATCTGCGCGGGGCCGTGCCGGTGATCAGCGTCAAGTCGAACCTCGCCCCGGGCACCGGCTTCACCCGGTACGTCCAGGCCATCGCCGCGACGCGCGGGAACAAGATGGAAGCGATCGAGTACGCGAAGCGGTGGACGGACACGACCCCAGAGGTCGAGCTGCTGCTCAAGGCCGCGGTCGCCGCGGGCACGACGACGGACGCGACGTGGGCCGCGCCGCTGGTGCCGTCGGTGCAGCACCTGATCGACGAGTTCCTCGGCCTGCTCCGGCCGGCGACGATCCTCGGCAAGATCACCAACCTCCGCAAGGTGCCGTTCAACGTCAGCGTCCCCACGCAGACGGCCGGCGGGTCCTACGGGTGGGTCGGCCAGGGCGCCGCGAAGCCGGTCACGAAGCTCGCGTTCGGCGCCGTCACGCTCGGCATGACGAAGATCGCCGGGATCGTCGTGCTGACCGAAGAGCTCGTGCGCATGTCGACGCCGTCGGCCGAGCAGACGGTGCGCAACGACATGATCGCGGGGATCGCGCAGTTCATGGACACGCAGTTCACCGATCCGGCGGTGGCGGCGAACGGCGTCATCTCGCCGGCGTCGATCACCAACGGCACCGTCGCGATCGTCTCGAGCGGCCCGACCGCGGCGAACGCCGTCACGGACATCAAGGCGCTGGTGGCGACGTTTGTCGCGGCGAACCTCGGCCTCGGCTCGGCCGTGCTGCTGATGTCGGAGGCCAACGCCTTCGCGTTGTCGACGGCGCTCAACCCGCTGGGGCAACAGATGTTCCCGACCGTCGGCACCGGCGGCGGCACGATCCTCGGGATCCCCGTCGTCACGAGTTCCGCGATGGGCACCAACATCGTGCTGGTCGACGCCAGCGGGATCCTCTACGCCGACGACGGCGCGGTGACGATCGACGTCAGCCGCGAAGCCTCGGTGCAGATGGACTCTGCGCCGGACTCGCCGGCGGTGGCGACGACCGTGATGGTCTCGCTCTGGCAGAACAACCTGGTCGGCATCCGCGCCGAGCGGTTCGTCAACTGGGCACGCGCCCGGCTCGCGTCGGTCAAGTACGTCTCCGGCGCCGCGTACGTCTAACGTCGATCGGCCGTGGTGACGGCGATCCGTTCGTCACCACGGCGTGTCGTGTCACCACGCAGAGAAGGACTACTCCATGCCCCTCGCCGTCACGTGCACCAACGAAGAGCAAGTCACCATCAACGCGAAGCCGCAGAGCTCGTCGGGGAAACCCGCGACGATCGACGGCGCCCTCACGATCGCGATCCTGAGCGGCGACGGCGCCTTCTCGCAGGATCCGGCGACGCCGTTGTCGTTCAAGGCGATCTCCGGGGACGCCGCCGCGGACACCGTCTATGACGTCTCCGGTGACGCGGACCTCGGCGCCGGCGTCGTCACGATCCATGACACCGTGACGTTATCGGTCTCGAGCGCGGTCGCCGCGAACTTCGGCCTGTCGGCCGGCGTCACCGAACCGAAGGCGTAGCGCCCATGAGTGCGGTCGACGACGCGATCACCGAGATCGACGGACAGCTGGCGATCCTCGGCCCCGAGTACGAAGGGCTGAAGGACTACGCCCGGCTGAACATTCACCCGGACACGATGGTGGCGGTCCAGGCGGCGCTGGCGGTCTATGACCGTCGCGTCGGCCTGCTCGCGACCAACCGCGATCTGTTGGTGCGGCTGCGCGCCGACGGGCACCCGACGCTGACCGTGCAAGCGGTGACGGCCGCCGTCCTCGCGGATCTGCAGGACAACCAGGCGACGATCACGGCGGCGCTCGCGCAGTTCACGAGCGAGCCGGCGGCGTCGCTCGGCTTGACGGCCGGCGCCCCGGAGGGCAAGTCGTGACGGCCGTCCGCTCGATCAAGTTCCACACCTACGACGGGATCGAGCGCCCGCCGGACACGGTCTACGACGTCGACGACGCGTACGTCGAGACGGTGATCGCGCTCGGCATGGCGATCCGCGTGGAGTCGCCCAAGGCCGACAAGCCGGCCGACAAGCCGCCGAAGTCCAAGAAGTAAACATGCAGATCGGCCCGTTCACCCTCGCGCGGACGAAGGCGCTGCAACTGTCGCCCCTGTCGGCGCGCGGCGGATCCGGCTCGGGCGGCTGGTGGCCGTGGGGCGGCGTGATCCGCGAGTCGTTCACCGGGGCGTGGCAGCAGAACGTCGAGATCCGGGGCGACACGGCGTTGTCGTACTACGCGGTCTATGCCTGCACCCGGCTCATCGCGACCGACATCGGGAAGCTCTGCCTCCGGCTCGTGCAGCAGGACGACGACGGCGTGTGGACGGACACGAAGTCGGCCGCGTTCTCGCCCGTCCTGCGGAAGCCGAACCGCTACCAGACGATCAACAAATACGTCGAGCAGTACATGTTGTCGAAGCTGCTCACCGGCAACGCCTACGTGCTGAAGCAGCGCGACCACCGCCGCGTCGTGACCGCGCTCTACGTGCTCGATCCGTCGCGGGTGACGCCGCTCGTCGCGTCGGACGGGTCGGTGTACTACGAGGTGAAGCGCGACGATCTCTCGGGGTTGACGCAGGAGGAACGGATCTTCCCGGCGTCCGAGATCATCCACGACACCATGATCACGCCGTTTCACCCGCTGATCGGCGTGTCGCCGCTCTTCGCCTGCGGCCTGGCCGCGACCCAAGGCCTCAGCATTCAGACCAACTCGAACCGGTTCTTCAGCAACGGCGCGAACCCGTCCGGCATGCTGACGGCGCCCGGCGCGATCAGTGACGACACGGCGAAGCGGCTGAAGGACAAATTCGACGGCGGCGGGTACAGCGGCGAGAACGTCGGCAAGGTGGTCGTCGCCGGTGACGGGCTGAAGTTCGAACAGTTCACCATGAGCGCGGTCGACGCGCAGCTGATCGAACAGTTGCGCATGACGGCCGAGCAGGTGTGCAGCGCGTTCGGCGTGCCGCCCTACCTCGTCGACATCGGGGCGCCGCCGCCGTACGCGAACTTCGAACCGCTGCTGCTGAAGTATCACAGCCAGTGCATTCAGTCGCTGACGACGAACTTCGAGAAGTGCCACGACGACGGCCTCGGGCTGCTCGAGCCGATCGACGGCACGCAGTACGGCACCGAGTTCGACATCGACGATCTGATCTGGATGGACACGGTGACCCGCGTCACCTCCGCGAAGACGGCGATCGAAGGCGGCGGCATGTCGCCGGACGAAGCGCGATTCAAGTACCACGGCCTCGGGCCGACGCCGGGCGGATCGTCGGTATTGGCCCAGCAGCAGAATTTCAGCCTGGCAGCCCTCGCCAAGCGCGACGCGGGCGACCCGTTCGCCACGCCGGACTCCTCGCGCGTTGTGGCCCCGGACATCACGCCTGCGACGGACATGACGCCGCCCGCCGACATGCAAGCCGCGTTCATGGGCACCGTGCTGCAGAAGGTGCTCGAGGGGCTCCGTGCAGCCTGACCCGCAGGCCCTGGCCGACGTGGTGGTGCTGGCCGTCAAAACGGCCCTGGCGCCCGTCCAGGCCACGCTGGCGGCCGTCCAGACGCAAGTGGCCACCCTTGAGCGGCGCGTGCAGGACGACGCGGCCTCGAAGGAACTGGGAGCCCTCCGGGAACGGGTCGCCGTGGTCGAAAGCCGGCCCCCGGTGCCCGGCCCCCCGGGTGCACCGGGGCCGGCGGGGCAGGACGGTCAGAACGGCGCGCCGGGGACGCCGGGCCTGTCGTTCGAAGGTGTCTACCAGGACGGGAAGAGTTACGACCTCGGGCACCTGGTGACGTACGGCGGATCGTCCTGGCACTGCAACGAACCGACGACGACGAAGCCGGGCGACGGCTCGAAGGCGTGGACGCTCATGGTGAAGCGTGGGCGCGATGGGAAGGACGGGCACCCGTGACGTACGGCTACCTGTCTGTCGCTACGCACCGTCGTGAAGCCAGCGTCGCGCGCGTGCGCGTGAACAACGTCGAGGTCACACAGCGATGCTTTGCGGCCGACGACGAGAACGGCTTCGCGTGGTGTTTCCGGCATGACGAGCGTGGCCGGCCCTATGTGCTGAACGGAGAAGTCGCGAAGGAACGCCTGACGGGGGACGTGGTGATCGACTTTCCGCGGGGGCTCGACTGATGGCTGCCGTCCTCGTCACGCTTCAGCAAGGGAAAGATCACCTCCGGATCCCGACGGCCGCCGGCGATCCCGGCGACGTCGACATTCAGCTGAAGCTCGATCAGGCCGAAGCGATCGTCCTCGACTACCTGAAGCGGCCGACGCCGGAGACGTGGGACGCGTCGACGGTGCCGGGGATGGTGACGGCGTCGATCCTGCTCGTGCTGTCGGATCTGTTTGAACACCGAGACGATCTGAAGCCGAGTACGGACACCTGGCTCGCGGTCGAACGGCTGTGTATGCGTCAACGTGATCCCGCACTCGCATGAGTACCGACGCCTACCGCCACACCGTGACGCCGCAACACCCGGGGCCCAATGTGCCCGACGGGGACGGTGGCTACACGAACACCTGGATCGATCTGGTGCCGCCGACGTGGGCGTGCTCGATCGATCCGGCGTCAGTGCGCGATCTCGAGCGCGTCCAGGCGGGCACCGTGCTGGCGACCGCGTCCTACGTGATCAAGGGGCGCTACCGGCCGGACATCACGACGGCGACGCGGTTGCTCTTCAACGGGCGTCGGTTTTCGGTGACCGGCGTCGGTAACCCGGAAGAACGGAACATCTCACTCGAGCTCGTCGCCGTGGAGATCGTGACGTGAGTGCACGTTTCACGTGGAACGGCCTCGACGAGCTGAAGGTCGCGCTGCAGACGCTGCCGGCGGACCTGACGACCGCCGCGCAGAATATCGTGTTCGACAGCGCGAAGGAGGCGGCCAACGCGATCATCCTCGCCTATCCGCACAAGACGGGGAACCTCTCCAGCCACGTCACCGTGTCGCGCGCCGGCGGCGCCTTCTCGACGAGCGCGAAGGTGAAGAACACCGCGAAGCATGCTTGGTTGTACGACAACGGCAGCAGCGCGCGGCACTACTACACCAAGGGCGGCGTCTCGCACGCGACGGGCGCCATGCCGGCGACGCACCTCTTCGTCTCGCGCATCGTGCAGCAGCGGCGGGTCATGTACGAGCGGCTGAAGGCGCTGCTGGTGTCGCACGGGTTACTCGTGAGCGGGGACGCGGCGGCATGAGCGTCAACTCTTCGAACATCGACGCCGCCCTGGTCGTCCGACTCGGGGCCGACGCGGCGCTGCTGGCGCTAATGCCAAACGGGGTGTACGTCGACGAGGCGCCGCCCGGCTCGACGCGATTCGTGATCGTCAGCCTGGCCGACGAGGTCGACGTGCCGAAGTTCGGCGGGCGGGCATACGAGAGTGCGCTGTATCTCGTCGAGGCGCGGGCGCTCTCCACGAGTGGCGGGGACGTCAACGCGGCGGCGGCGCGGATCGAGGCGCTGCTCGAGGACCAGCCGCTCACGGCCGCCGGCTACACGCCGATGGCGGTGTATCGCGAGACGCGGCACCGGATCACCGAGGTCGACGATCTCGATCCGAGTATTCGGTGGTTCCGCCGCGGTGGACATTACCGGGTGCAGATGGCGGTCGCGCCAGTCTAAGGGCGCAGGGGTTCGACGGAGACGATCTGAAAGGCAGGACAGCATGGCAATTCTCAGCGGCCGACTCGGCACCGTGAAGTACGACCCGGCGGGGACCACGCCCGTCGCCCTCATCGCGCTCAACAGCTGGAAGCTCTCCCTCAAGACGGGCAAGCAGGACGTCACGTGCTTCGGCGACGTCAACAAGGTCTATGTACCGGGCCTGCCCGACATCAGCGGGTCCCTCAGCGGGTTCTGGGACTCCAGCAACACTATCCTGTTCGCGGCGACGCGCGCGGCGACGCCCGGCCTGCTCGAGCTCGCCCCGAACTCCACCGAACCCACGTTCAAGTTCTCCGGGAAGGCGTACCTCGACGCCGACCTGGACTGCAGCGTCGAGTCCGCGCCGAAGGTGTCCGGCACCTTCATGGCAGCGGGTCCTTGGGTTGAGACCCCGTAAGGGCCTTGGTAAACGCTCGTTAAGGAACGCGTGTTCCGTCATCTCCGACTGCGCGGCGTCGGCGGCGCGATCCTCTGGGGGTATCGCCAGGCGGCGACGCTGCGCACGTGGACGATCCGCAAAGACGCCGACGACCGGTGGACGCTGCGCGCCACGCTCGAGCGCGCCGAGCCGTTTCAGTTGCGGCAAACGCCGCTGCTGTTCTCGGCGCCTCGCGCGGGCGGGTACTGGGCGTGGGGCTTGGACGCGGCACCGCAAATCCACGACGGCCAACTCGTCGCGAAACTCGGGCCGCCTGAACAATAGGAGTCTATGGCGTCCCGATTTGTCCGACCGGATACAACCAAACTGACGCTGGCCGACGGCGAGTGGCTGCTCGTGCGGCGGCGCTTGTCGTCGGGCGAACAGCGGGCCGCGTTCGCGCGGCTCTATCTCGCCGGCGTCGACGGGGCGCTGCACGTGAACCCGCTGGCGATCGGGATCGGCCAGGTGACGTCGTACCTGATCGATTGGTCGTTGCGGGACGACGACGGCGCGAAGGTCGAGATCCGCGGGTTGTCGATGGAAGAGCTGACGAGCGTCCTCGACACGCTCGAGCCGGAGGCCTTCGGCGAGATCCGGGAGGCCATTCAGGCGCACGAACTGGCCATGATCGCCGAGCGCGCCGACGCAAAAAAAAACCCGGCTGGGACGCCGGGATCCGATCCGACCTCGCCCTCGCCATCCGGACAGGCATGAGCGTGGATCAGATCCGCGCGCTGGACGTCGACGACTACGAGGTGTTGGTCACCATGCTGACCGAGGCGCGCGAGTAACCCCATGCCGATCCAGGGCACGTTCACCGCGGATTTTAGTTCCTTCCAGAACGCGGTGGAGAACGCCGTCGTGCAGCTGAAGGGGTTCGAGGCGTCGACCAACAAGGTCGAGTCGTCGTTGTCCCGGATGACCGACAATTTCTCCGGCCGGAAGATCTGGACCGAAGCGCAGTTGATGGTGCAGGCGGTGGAGAACGTCGGCGGCGTGTCGCACCTGACGGCGTCGGAGCTCGCGACCGTCGGAGCCAAGGCGGCGGAAGCGGCCGAGAAGTTCCGCGCGTGGGGACAGGACGTCCCACCGAAGATCCAGGCGCTCGCCGACACGGTCAAAACCGTCGGGACGTCCGCGAGCGGTTCGACGAGTCTCCTCGAGGGGATGGGACGCCAGCTCGCGGGCATGTTCACAATCGGCGCGGTGATCGCCTTCGGGAAGCAGGTGCTCGAGGCGGGCGACCAGATCCAGAAAATGGCCGACCAGACGGGGCTGGGCACCGACGAAGTCCAACGGCTGCAGTACATCGCGGGCCAGTCGGGCACCTCGATCGAGAGCCTGGTCGGAGCCGTGCAGAACCTGCAGCAGCGACTCGGTGATGACAACACGGGCGCCGCCGGCGCGATGGCGAAGCTCGGGATCAACGCGGAGGCCTTCGCCAAGCTGGGCACCTACGAGCAAATGACGTCGCTCGCGGCCGCGATCCAGGCCATTCACGATCCGACGGAGCAGGCCAGCCTGGCCGCGGCGCTGTTCGGCAAGACGTGGAAGGAGATCCTGCCGGCGATCAAGTCGGGCATGCAGGAGCTCGGCGAGCAGGCGCCGATCATGGCCAAGTCCACCGTCGAGTCGCTCGATCGGATTGGCGACGCGATGAAGCGGTCCCAGCAGCAGGCCGTGGCGTGGGGCGGCGGGCTCGTGCTCGCGATCGAAGGCGCCGGGTTCAAGGTCGGCGACTTCCTGTCGATGTTCAACCCTGAGCACTTCGGTGTCGCGACGTCCGCGATCCTGAAACTGCAAGGCGAACTCAATGATCCGGGCGGGTTGAAAAGCGCGATCCTCGCCGCCGAAGAAGCCGCCAAGAAACTGCCGGCGGCGTTTGGGGCGATGGTCCCGCCCAAGGTGCCGAAG